TGAAGTGGACGCAGACGCTCAGGACGGTTCAAAGGACGACGAAAAGCTCCCATTTAACAACCACCCACGTTTCAAGGCCCTGATTCAAGAGAAGAACTCCTACAAGGAGGATGCAGCTCACTTTCGGAATTTGTCGCATTTCATGCACGTCAACAGTCTGAGCGCCGACGAGGTGAATCAGGGGTTGGAGTTCTTGGCTGCGTTAAAATCCGATCCGATGAAGGCTCGGGAGATGATTGCTGGAACCAACAAGTACTTGGATCAAGTGGCAGGAGAAATCCTTCCAGATGATGTGAGCGAGATGGTAGAAAGCGGCGAGATTAGCGAGGAGGCGGCAAAGCAATTTGCCAAGACCAAAGCTCAGCTCGCATTTGAGCAACAACGTCAGGCAAATTTGCAGCAACAGCAGCAAAACTACCATGGCGAAATGGCTCGGAATCAAATCGTAGGTGCAATTGAGCAATGGGATCAGCAAGTGATGGCTCGCGACCCTGATTATCAGTCCAAACGCCAATTGGTCTTGAAGAACCTGGAACTGGCACAGATGCGTCAACCTGCTCGCACACCTCAAGAAGCACTGGCTTACGCCGATGCAGCTTACAAAGAGGCAAACGAGTACCTGAAGCACCTCATGCCAAAGAAAGTTGAAATCAAGCAGCCAACTAGCGCTCAATCAGTGAACCATGCAAAAGCCAAGCCTCAAACCTTGGAAGATGTCATTCGGCTTCACGTCAACGCTTAACCTCAACTAACTACTACCATGGCCTTTAGTACTACCCAAATGGATGCTGTTGCAAGCTACGCTCTCGACTTTTTTGTCAAAGGCGAGGCTTTCGACCAATCAATTCAAGACAAACCACTCCTTTCCGCTCTTCGCGGCAAGCAGAAAACCTTCTCAGGTGGAAAAGGAAAGATTTCCATTCCTGTTGTTGGAGACTACGCAGACACCGATGCTGGTCTTGTAACCCTCGCTCCTGGTGGAACCTTGAGTTCTGCCGACAATGCCACGAACTTCTTCAAGGGCTACCAGTACGACGACACCGTCGGCTTCGTCAACCCGAACTCCGTCAAACGTGCGTCGTATGACTACGCTGAAATTCACGCTGGTATCAACGTGACATTCACCGAACTCAAGCAAGACGGCATCACCGTTGTTGACAGCGCATTCGGCGACAAGACCGCCAAAGCAAGTGGCCGCGAAATCACCGCACTCACTGGCTTGCTTGACCACAAACTCGGCTCGATGGCTGAAGGCTGGTCGCGCAAAATGAACCAGATGTTGTGGCGTACTGGTGCTCAGGACTCCAAGCAGTCGATTGGAATCTTGGCCTTCATCGTTGATTCGCCAAGCGGATCGACGACCATCGGCGGACTCAACCGCAGCACTTACGCATGGTGGCGCAACCGTGCCAACCTTGGAATCTCCCCAGGTTCCGATGTGTTGACGCAAACGCTCCGTGCTGAAGTTCGCCAGCTCACCCGTTTCGGCGGTCGTCCAGACCTCATCCTCTGCGGATCGAAATTCCTCGATGCGCTCGAGAAGGAAGTCGCAGCCAAGGCGCTTTACTCGCAAAGCGGAGTTGCTGGAAGCAAGAACATCGCATCGCCAAGCGTGACCATCACTGGAATCGGCACATTCGTGTACGACCCAACTCTTGATGACCTCACCGCCATCATGAACAACGGCATCGACTACGCGAAGCGCTGCTACTTCATCGACACCAAGGCAATTTGCCTTTACGTCATGGATGGAGAGGACAACAAGATCCACTCCCCAGCACGTCCAGAGACGAAGTACGCTCTGTACCGCTCGATGACCTGGACTGGTGGCATGGCCGCTAACCGCATGAACTCCAGCGGGGTGTACTCCATCGCCTGACCCAACTGGATGGGGGGAGAGCAATCTCCCCCTGTCCTTTTTTCTCACAAAACACACAGACACACATTATGCAAAACTGCTCAGTAATCCTATCAATCGGTGGTGACATCACCAAGACCATTCAAGTTGAAAAAGTCAATCCAGCTCATGCCCTGATTCTCATGCGCCTTCATGGCCGTGAATCCGTGGTTCGCATGCCTGGAACAACCGCAGAATCCAACGAGGTTCATTCAGAAGTCATTCAACAACTCGCTTACACCTACGGCCCAGGCGCGGTTGAGGATGTCTTTGGTAAGCTGCTGTACGGCATCAAGCTGCCAACCCGCTTCTCTGAGATCCAGCTTGCAATCGCTGGGGAAAACGACGAGCCAGCGCCAGAAGCTCCAGTTGTAAAAAGAGGGCGCAAGCCAAAGGCTGTTGTTGACTCGGAACCTGCTTCTGAGGATACTGAGCCAGCCACAGACAGCGGAGAGCCTGCCGAGGCTCCTGTCGAGGACTAAGCCACCCGCAATAATCAATGCCCACCACACTTGCTGAACTTGTCACGGCTGTAAGAGCCGAAATTGGTGATTCGACAAACATGTCGATGGGCATTGATTCTCTTCCTGCCATCAGGCAGACACTAAAGCGAGTCCAGGAAACCTACTACCTGGACTATGACTGGCCGAACCTCGTCATTGATCGTGACGAGGATCTTATCGCGGGTGAGCGGTTCTACACGTTCAACTCGGACGTGAATTTCGACCGCATCTTCGCCGCCTGGGTGCGGGATGGAGACATGTGGATCAAGATGGACTACGGCATCGACCCAGAGCACTACAACTCGTCTGACCCAGACCTTCTCCAGAACGAGCCAGTACCAACCAGATGGAGCTACTACGAAGACAACCAATTTGAAGTGTGGCCAACTCCATCTCAAGCTGGCCGCATGCGGTTCCGCTGCGTGAAGGCGCTCCCTCCGCTTGTCGCAGACACAGACACCTGCATCCTTGATCCAAACCTTCTGATCCTCACGGTGGCCGCAGAGATGCTGGCTCGCTCGCGCTCGGAAGACGCTCAGCTCAAGTTGTCACTCGCCAACAACCACTATCAGCGGCTCAAGGGTCGTCTGCAAAAGACCCGCATGTTTGAGATGGGCAAGACCCCATACGCAAGCACCAAGCCAAGGAACTGGACAATCCGAGTACCCCGCAAATAACCATGGCCTATGTCTTTGTCAGCTCATTCAAGAACGGCATTGATGCCAGACGCACAAAGCTGAATGCCCAGCAGGGCAGCTTTGTGTCTGCCAAGAACGTCCACATCAACCGAGGTGGCGAGATCGAAAAGCGGAAGGCATTCGTCGAGAAGTACGTCCTTCCAGCGGGTAAAACCAAAGGGCTATTTGCCAATAATTCTGGCTTATTTGTATTTGGGACAGATGGCACGAGCAACGTCGCACCAGGATTCAGCTTTCCAAGAGGGCTTAACTACTATCATTTATCTGGCCAGGCAACGGGATATACTCTCGATCAGGTGATGTCGGTGGACTCGTATGACAACAAGCCGTATGTGTCTGCAAAACTTTCCAACGGAACTGGATCGTACTTTGCCCATTTCTACTATGCCACGGCCACAACAAACACGCAGGTGGATGAGTGGACGGCCATTGAAAGTGCCGCATCATTTGCATCGACAAAGGAGATAGCAAAAGAACTGTCTGAGATCATGGATGTTGATCCAAATGCGACAGTTGAGTTTGTCACTGGATCGGTCACATCGGCAACAAACCCATCCATCCTGATAACGGCGAGGGTGGCAAATACCAGCCTAACAATCACGGCACTTCCAGATTCAACAGTTACTGGCGCTCTGGACACTACTGTAACCACTATCACCGCAGCAGCCCCTGGAGTAAAGGAGGTGAAGGAAGTGTCATTCGCTGGGACGGTGACAAGTGTAACAGTGAACACCTTGTTCAAGGTGACCATCGCAAACGGATCATCCTCAAACTCCTATTCGACAAGTTCGCGGGAAACTTTCAGCACTCACTTCGTCAAGACATTCAAGACGAAGATGTACGCATCATCTGGATCGCTGATTCATTTTAGTCACACAGACACTCCAAAGGATTGGGCGGTGAATCAAAGTGACTTTGCTGGATTTGAAAACCTAGCAGCGCAGACAGGCTCCTACACCAAATCAATTGGCGCTGCAAACTATCAGAACTTCATGGCCATCTTTGCTCGCAGAAGCACCCAGATATGGCAGATGGTTCCTGGTGATCCAGCAAGTAACCAGGTTGTCCAACTGATGGATGGAATCGGTTCCGTTGCATCTGGGTCAATCGCCAGCTTTGGCGAGCTTGATGTATTCTTCCTGTCTGACACTGGGATTCGCTCACTGCGAGCCAGGGACTCGTCGAATGCCGCAGTCGTGTTCGACATCGGCACGTCGATTGATCCAGTCGTACAAGCCAAGATGGACACTGCTGGCTACGCCAAGACGAAGAGGGCGAAGGGAATCATCGAGCCGACCGATGGCAGATACCTGCTTGCAATCGGTGATACGGTGTTCGTGTACTCGTTCTTCCCCGCTTCTGGAATCTCGGCGTGGACGACCTACGACCTCGGCTTTGAAGTCGAGGACTGGGCCGTGCAGGACAATCGCCTGTATTGCCGATCTGGCGACAAAATCTACCTCTACGGAGGAAACGACAACAATACCTACGACGCTTCCGAGGCATCCGTGGAGCTTTCTTGGCTGTCTGCGGACAAGCCAGCGCACAAGAAGCGGTTCTACGGCCTGGATGTGTCATGCGAAGGAACCTGGAGCGCCCAAATCAGCACCGACCCAGTCACAAATCAGTTCGTCACCACTGGATCGGTGATCGGCCAGAACTTCAGCCAACCAAATTTCAGGATGTCTGCAATCGGAACCCATATTGGCTTGAAGTTTTCCACCACAGATGCATCATTCTCGCGACTCTCATCCGCATGCATCCACTTTGACTTCACTGACCCCGCACGATAACCAATACCATTTGAAAATATGAGCAGTTTATTCGGAGGCGGAAGCAATAAAGCGGCAAAAGAAGCGAACAAGCTGTCCAGACAGCAGTTTCAATACCAAAAAGATCAAGCGGCAAAAGCCGAGGCCGATGCCTTGGCAAAACGCGCCAGCATCGAGAAGGGACTTGGAGACATCTCAAGCATCTTCTCTCAGTACAACGATCCGTATTACGCTGGGATCTCGGAGAATTACCGCCAGTACGCCAATCCTCAGATTGAGAAATCATTTCAGGAGTCCATT